TTATTTAATTGTTGTTTGCGGTGTTCAATCAAACCATTACGAATTGCTTCGGGTAATCTATCAAAGAATGAATCGCTTGTAGATATGTATTGATGCTTTTCCATTAATACTTCTGGATCCATAACCTTCCCATCATGTGAGAAAATGAAGTTATAAGCACCTTCATATGTTGCTGGTATATAGTACATACGAGATAAGTCTTTTGTTTGAGCATCAGCAATATCGCCAATTTCTTTATTGAGTGCATGCCAAAAATGTTTGATCTTATCCGCAGGTACGTTCTCTGTTAATGGAAATACCAAACGAAACTTTGGTTGCTCTTTGGTAGAGCTTGCTGTTGAATAGCAAACATATTTGTAGTCAGAATACTTATCATGAATATCTTCGATCTTACCTTCGAAGTCATCGACATCAACAATGCCGAAGCCACCCCAAGCAGTGACGTTAGCGTTTGCTCGGGTGGTTCCGGTCTTATATGTAGCGGGTGAGATAAGGGGTGCATCAGTTTTCTTTTGATACTTCTCACTACTTGCTAAACGGTACAATACTTTTTCAAACTCGTCAAAAGACTGGTAGTCCATTCTCTTGACTGTTTTATTATCGTATATGCTATTAAATATCGTTAAAGAGACCATGGTTGCCACTATGCGATGGATTTTCCCAACCTGCAGGCTTTACTAGATCTGGCAAACCAAGTGGATTGGGCCTGCTTTCTTTTACACCGATTACTTTAGCCATGTTAGCTTTATGTACAGCATCCCATGCTTCATATGCATCGACACCGAATGAGTCGAGTGTACCGATTGCAATAACACATACATCAATTAAGCCATCGACGATTTCTTCCGCATCACGGCCATTGACAGCAATTGATGTTTCATTAGCTTCTTCATAGAGAAACTTTAGACGAAAGTCAAGAAACTCTTTGAGTTTATCAGGATTGTTTCTAACCCAGTCATGCACTCCATATTTGGAATGCATTTCATTAATATCTTTTACCCAGTCTTTGCTCATACTATAATGCCTTGTTGTGATGGTGCTGCTGACGTATCAATCACAGAGCTTTGACTTTTAATCTGTGCTGCTAATTCATCAACAGGTTCGGTTATAAAGAGTACGTGTTCTTCCTTAACGTGAATTCCATTTTCAGTAACTTTGCAATACGGTTGGAATGGCATAAAGGCGATTTTGCCTTCACCGCCAGGAATAAGCACGTACGCTTCTCTTACTGTATATCCTTCGCGTTCTTGTTTGATATCACCAAGAACTTCTTCGCCTGATACTAGCCTGATTAGTTTTACTTCTTTCATTGTTTTCTCCGTTATTAATATGGTCTATTATATCATACTTTTGGTTAAATGTAAACCCCTTAGCCAAAAAAATCTTCCAAAGATTGCACTTCTTCCGTCGACCAACCAACTGCTTTGAATATTGGTTCAACTGGCTGGAGGAATGTTTTTTCGAATTGAGTTTCATAGTCAATGTATTTATCCAATGCAAACTCTTTTGGTAAATACTGGTTAAAGCCAATCACATTTTCTTTGATTGGATTAGGAACTTTGAGATAGACAAACTTAATCTTCTCGCCGTTTTTGATTGGTTCGTATCGTTTGGTTAGCGAATGAACTTTGAGCTGACGATTATGCATCAACGCAGCACGAACATGGATTGGAGTACCTTTACGATAGATTGTAGCACTGTCTGCATATTCATTAACTTTGGATACACCACGAGGGAATGCAACTTCGTGAGCTGGTAGAGAGCAAAAGTATTCTTTGAATTGCTGTACTGCCATCTGCGTATCGCCTTCGTTACCTTTCATAATAACTTTGAATAACGCCTTAAGTGCATCACGACATGGTGCTGGTGTTGAAGATTTGATAGCCTCAATGCCCATGATTTTTAGTTTAGGTTCTTTGTATCGCACACCTTCGTTATCGTGTACATTTAGAATGTATCGTTTCTTAGCCGTCCAGATGCCACGGTCTGCGATAGCTTCTCGTTTCATAACCATTCTGTTTTCAATACCACCCATGCGCTTGTATAGCTCATCGTAAGCATCTTTGAGAACTGGTTCGAGCTTTTCTTGCGCAACAGTATCAAGAAAGTCAATTGGATTTTTAGGATTGACCTTTTCAACAAGATCGCCAAGGTTAACATAGAGTGAGTCGGTATCGATTGCAATAACATAATCTTTGTTAGTGTTCATGATTTTATTGAGGTAACCATTAATAGCAACCTCTGCCCACCGAATAGTTAGCTGACCGGATAATGTAATAGCCTCAGCAATACGCTGATCAAAGAATCTGAAGTAACGATTACCAAGAGCACCATAGAGTGAGTTGAGTAGAATTTTGATAGCCATCTGTTGGTTTTCAGCTACTGCAATCCGACGTTCAATATTGTACACTTGTTGCTTTTCTGCAGGGTCTACTTTCTGCAATTCTTTTTCTGCGTCGAGCATTTGTTTCTTAATGACAACACGTTCACTGTACATGCTATCAACGAGAGTAGGGAATACACCTTTCTTATCGACGTTGAATAATTGACCAGAGGCACCAGTTGCTTTACCTTTGTTATCAAATGTGTAACCTTCAAGTATCTTATCAATATCAATGCCGACTGTTTCACCACTTGCAATAGTTTCTGTAGACATATTGTATTGCATAATGAGTGATGGATATAGTGAGTTTAGATCGAAAGATACTACGTAGTCGTGCAATCCAACATGAGGTTCTTTAACGTAACCACCAGGATAGGACGACTTCATCTTTTCAGAATAGAATGGAATAGCAACCTTCTTTTTCCACAGATGGCGATAAATGATTGACTCCCAGATTCCAGTAACGCCGAAAGTATCCGAGTAGTTAACACCACCTTTGTAAGCCATTGTCATCATAAGCGTAATCAAACCTAGCTTATCTTCCATGCGTTCTACTAACTCGACATCTTTGATGTTATAGTCAATAAACTTTTGATGATCATGGAGATAGAGAGTATGGAGTGAACCATGCTCTTCGTAGGATAGTTTCTTTTCGCCAAGTGTTACATTAGCAATATGATCGAGGCGATAAGATTCTTGAGCGGTGTAAGTATACTTCTGGAATAGCTCTAGATAATCAGCAGTTGCAATGCCTTTGAGATCATATGCTTGTTGCGTACGGCCCATCTGAGTAATGTTTTGTTGATCGACCAACCCCCAGGGACTGAGTCGCTTAACCACATCTTCGCTGAATAACTTAAGACAACGATTGACGATATATGGAATATCAAAGAAGCGTACGTTCCAGCCAGTAATAACATCTGGTGTGTGAGATGGAGTCGACCAATGTGCGATAAACGCATGCATTAGTTGTAACTCTGAGTCGCACTTTTGATAAACCACACGATGAGTAGTCATAACGGAAGCATCTACATCGTAGTCATTAAGGCCCCAGACGTAGTATGTGTTATCAATATTGTTCTTTAGGCATATCGAAATAATTGGATAGTTAGCTTCTTCCGGCTGTGGAAAGCCTTCGTCAGATGCAACCTCGATATCGATTGTACTTACATTAATCTGATTACGATTAAATTCAATATCGCCAGGGAACTCATCATTGATAAATGCAGGTATGTATTTGTCATTACCAAAGATTTGTCTACCTGCAGTATCTTTGTTTGTTTGAATCCATTCCTTAGCATCTCGCATAGAATCCATCATTACAGGAGCACAAGGAATGCCATCGATTGATTTCCAATCGCCTTTAGGAGTTGCTACAAAAAGAGTAGGTTGAAATTTGATTTTCTTTTGAACTTTTAAGCCGTTTTCATATCCACGGTAAAGTAGGTTGTTGCCATAACGAGAGACACTAGTATAAAATTTCATATTGTATTGCGTATCCATAACCAAGTAATGTGTATATTATATCACAGTCTGAGCACAATGTACACATTTATTTTCAAGGTTGGGGGCAGTTTCCTACCCCCGCATGAGTTGTTGCTTGTGATTGTTAAGACTAGAAGTTCATAGCCTGTAGGTATATGATAGATGGTGCTACACCTAGCACTAAGCCACCTGATAATACCAAAACTACAAATCCTTCTAGGGCCTCAACAAAATCACCATACTTCGCTTTTTTCTTGCTAATATGTTTCATTGCTTTTCTCCAGTAAAAAAGTTTATTACTTATCTACTGAGTTTTCGCTGATTGACTATTCCTGTAGGAATTGTTTCTTCTTTGATGCCCCAGCAGACCCTATTTCGATCTTCCGAGGACGCCGTTCTTCGGGAAGTTCAACTCTGGCATACACCACTAGTATTCCGTTCTCAAGATCAGCCCCATCTATTACAACAAATTCTGAAAGGCGGAAGCTCTTCTCGAATTTGCGGGATGATATACCCTTGTGAGCATATTCGCGTTTATCTCCTTCAATCTTACCCCTTACTTTCAGAATACCATCTTTAACATCTAAGCTGATGTCATCTTCAGTAAATCCCGCAACAGCAAGCTCAATGAGAAACTTTTCGTCATCGATCTTTACGATATTGTGGGGTGGGTAGTTATCGTTACCAGTTCTAGCAGAAGTGTGAATTCTCTCTAGCTCATCGAACAATCCTTCGAAGCCAACGAATAATGAACGCGGCACATTTAAAGTATTTCTAACCATGTTTCCTCCTATTGTTAAGCAAGGTTATAAACTCGTG